ATGACATCACCTGGAACAACCGTAGTAAGGCTAACCGGATGCAAAAACGAAACTCTTTTGAGGCAATACGAGCCCATGTCTGTTCCGTTAATATAGATTCTTTTGTTGGGCTCAAGGCCGATCAAGCGCTCATCGCCGGACGCCAGCATTAGCTGTACCAGGATTTGGTCCTGAAGTGGGTCGATGTAAAAACTAGCGTTTGCATGGTCTGTTGAGAACATGACAGTTGAATCGGAGGCAGGGGCGCTTGGATAGAAAACGCCGAACCTAATATGAGAGCCAGTTGGCCCAAATGGAACGGCTGTTACTTTAATTTGAGAGTTGGCCGATGAAGTCGGGACGTTGGCCCTGGCCTGGAACCAAACTCTATAGTCCTCAAACCTATGGTTTTCCCACCGTGAAGAAGGACCAATGATTGCTCCAGTTGGGTCAACTAGTTCAAATTGGCTATTGGTTGGAGGAATATCCCCTGATACGGATGCTTCAATAAAAAGAGGAATGTCAAATGTTTTCTTGGCGGCGTCATTGTCGATCAAGAAAACCATATTGTCTTCCTGGCCAAACTCCATCCAGGAAAGCTTGGTTGCCCGCATATCTTCGCCAAGACCGCTGCGCTGAAAAGGAGTTTCATTCCTTAATTGCAAGCTTGTGTCACTGGTTCTTTCCAGAGGCTGTCTAATATATCCGGCGGCTGAACCGACGTAAGTCAAAATACCCCGGTTGGCATCGGTGTAATCATCAAATGTATCAATGCCATTTGCCTGAAGGTCAGTATATGGCTCTGAAATATCTCTGTTTTGAATCGTAATGCGCTCGGTCGGAATGCCAGTCAAGTCGTCTGATTCAATAGAGGCTGTGTGCGGGTCATTGGATGGATAGCTGGCCTCATTAAGGCCAAGGTTAACGGCGGCTCCGGCAACCGAAGCAAGAGTCAAGCCGCTGCCTGAAATAAGCCTTGTACTTGAAATTTTTACTTCGCTTGCATCGGTAACTTCAGCAATTAGGCCAACAACTTGAGCATTAATGGCATCGGAGACATCTTCCCCTTGCACTTCGGAACCAATGGGCAATACGCAAATTTGAGGGACGCCCGAGGTGCGGAAAATTTTGAGTGAGTTATTGAAGATATCTAGCGTGGCCTGTCCGACCGAGGGAGCCGGATTGAATAGGTCAACGTAAGAGCCATCTGCCGCTACTTGCTTAACTTTAAATAGACCGTTGGCTGGCAAGTTATATAAATGGCACCAATCATCAGCTTTAACACTGCTGTATTGGCCAGCAATTCCGACAACCCTTTGGACGCCGCCTTCTGGAACCGTAAAAGTTTGCTGGTAAAGTTGTGCAATGTTGAGCAGTTCAGAGGTTGCATCTGGAACAATAACAATCTCTGCGGCCCTGCCATTGGTTGCGCTTAAATCAAAAACGGCCTGGGCTATGCTTTTTGTGTAACCGGCAGTTTTAATTGTCCCTGCCTTTAGCTCGTCATCAGCGGACAATCTTTCAACTAGCTCAATCTGGCCAAGTAGGCGGTTGAGTTTATAGTCCGGTTCCCGGCCTTGGCTGGAAAGGTTGGTTCCAAATATCTTGGACATTAGAGTGCCGGAAACTATCTCAATGTAGGCGCTTTCGTTCCGGCCTTTGTTTGACTTGATGATAAAAGTGCCGTCGTCGCGGGCGGTTGCCGTAACGCCGATAAACTTTTTATTAATTACGTTTGCCCAGTCTGCAACCGTCGCACCCTGGATGGTATTGGAGCCAGAAAGCGTTGCAAAGTCCAGATCGGTCAGGGTCAAAACTGCGCCCAAAATCCCGTCAACATTAAGCTGCAGGGTTTCGGTTGATGTAAAAACAGGCCACTGGGCGTAAGGCGAGGTTTGAACAGCGGCCTCGCTCCCGTTCTTTTCAAGAAGCTTATCGTTTTTGTAAAGACGAATTGTATATTGGCGACGTGTTGGAAATCTAAGGTAGTAGTTAGCGTCGTTTCCAGAAGTAGAAGATCCAATTCGGATATAGTCCGGGTCTTCTGCCGTGGGGGCAATAAACAATTTGCCGTCCTTAGCACGAGCCTCAACGCTAATGAAAGTTTTATTAATGGCCTCAGCCACTTCTTGGGCCAGGGCAACGCCAGCCGTTTTAAATGCCGAAGTGGGCAGCGCCCGCTCTTCATACTCGCCGTCAACTTCAACGTAAAGTCTTTCATTGCCGGAAAGGTTAAAGGGCTCTTGACCAACGGAGGCTACTTGGGCCTTAACGAGCGGCCATTTTTGAAGCTGGAAGAAAGATTCCGTACCGATAGCTTTGGTTACGATAACCTCTTCACCAATACCAGAGTACGATGGGCTAAATCCGGTGCCATCGTCAATAAACAAAATGCCTCTTTGGTCAGAGGAGGTCGGCTCGCGCAAGAAGGCAGACACTACTCGCTTGCCCTCTTCGCTGTCGCTGGTTCCAATTACAGCACCGATGAGGGCCTTTTGTGTCCCCTTACCAAGGTTATGAACGTGGTTCTTAATCCTTTGGCGCAATTCGGCATCGGTCTCAGCGTCCCGACCGCCAGTAGCCACTTCGGGGTTAGTCACAACAGCCGTGGTCCAAGGGCGCGTTGAAAACTGGGCAATCTTATTTCGACCGACGTTCCCGTCACTTCCGGGGGCCGTCGCAACGGCGGTAATTCCAGAAATGGTATCTTCGCCGTCCATGAGGTTAACGTCTATCAGGGTAGAAAAACTAATGGGCGAGCCAATTGAGGTTGGGACCGAGACGGTCGCGCTGGCAGGAATAACTCGGTTCCCGCCCTGGGCCAAAATAACTTCCTCGCCGACCAAGTGGTCTTTAGACAAAGGCGAGGCCAGGAATACTCTCCAGTAGCTTCCGGTGTTTTGAGCGGAAACATATGAAACAGATTCAGCGGTTTGCGTTCCCCGGCCAATGTAAATCTTGCCGCTAGCATTAAATCTGCTTGCGTCAATTACTTTTAATTCAGTGTCACCTGCAGCAGGGGAAGTGGAGCCGGCGTAAATGTTTGTTGCCACTTTAGTAAAAGCAGAATCAGATACGGTTAATTTGGCAATAGCAGATTCAGCACCAAGGCGAGAAGGGCTAAGGCCCATTTCATAAGCAAGGTTTTCTAGGTCAACTCCGGTTGCCTTGTCAGCGTTGCGGAGAGTCAAAATCTGAAGCAAGCGACCTTCGGTGGAAAAGTCACTAGAGGCGGCGGCCTCAAGTATAGTGAGGAAAACGGACCCTTCAGAAATATCAGTAAGGTCTGTTTGTGCCATTAACTTGGCGGCCATTAGGCCAAGGATCTCTTGGTATGATCGTAGCTTGATGTCAGCCATAATTCTCTCTATCAGATTGAGACTATTACTATTATACGCCTTTGGGGTTAGGCTTAGATGGAGACTTGGAATTCTATTGGGATAAGTCCGGTTCCGTAAGAACCGTAAGCTTCGATTTTAATTCTAACAACTGAACCCTCAATCTTAACAAACACATTGGCGTCTTCAAATCTCGGGTCAGAAACCACTCTTTTCTTAATTAAATCAATGATATCTTTTCTGGATATCACCGTATTCATAGAGCCAACAATGTCAGGAAGTCCGTAATTAGGGTGTCTTTGAAGGGCCCCCTTCTCTGTCTCGATGGCAAGTCTTATTGCTTGGATAGCGTTAGTATATCCATAAGATCTTGCCACGTCGCCGGAAGGGTCAATCTTTAGGTCTGTGGATTCATTTAGGGCCACGTCAACCATGAATATCTTTTCAGCATAACTCATCCTGTCCAGAAGAGGGGTCGGCCTTGGCTCTTCGCCCTGGTCTGCCTGAATGGGTGACGGGATTAGGATGGTATCTCCTGGCCCCACGGTCCCAGGGGTCCGGGCAAACAAATAGGGATTGGTGCTGGGGGTATACTTAGACAGGTCCGCCGCTCCACTAACTGTAATTGTTATGGAGCCATTTATGTCTTCAATATTAAAAATCATTCTTCGGGATGGGGAAATGCCATCACCATAAATGATCACTTTTTGTGCAATCGCCAGGTTGGTCTTATCTTTAACAATAAACTTTCTTAGGTTACACTGATTCATTGGCACGGTAAAGCCTTTTTCATCAATGTATGGAGACCTAAGGTTATTAAGAACGGCGATTTCCCGATATCGATTCGCATCGCCCAAATACATTTGGGCTATTTTTTCTAAAGTATCTCCCCTATTTACAACAATCGGGTATGCCGAAACAGGCAAAGGCAATTGTTCGCTATCGGGCAGGGCCTCGTTAGCAGGGGCATGGTTGTCCGGTCTCTTTTCTTTAAAAACATCCTGGGAAACAGTTAGTGCAATCAGCGAATTAACCGTTTCTTGGATGTTTGCCATCATGATGATATCGTCTTCGGTCGGAGTTTTTGAAGATCCGCTGGAAGCAGGAACACCATAAATTTTAGAATATTCGTTACTTAAAAGACCGGACTGTGACGCAATGTTATCTGAAAGCTGCTGTAGTTTTTTGGCAGCCTCAAGAACCTGGCCACTACTTGTTTGTCTGGCGGCCTCGATTTGTTTCTGAATCTCGGCCTCAATCGAAGGAGGGAGATTTAAGTCGGAAAGGTTAATAGAATCAGCGGCCTCTGGGTTGGACAAAATTTCTGCCATAATCTGGGCCGCTGCCGACGCAGCACCGCCAGGAGAAGTGGTGTCTGCCGTTTGGCCGCTAGGATTTGTATTAACCGCAGTGTTTCCGCCAGTCTGAGAGCCTGAGCCAGATGCGGTATCTCCGCCTGTTGACGTTCCGCCTGTTGACGTTCCGCCTGTTGACGTGGTTGCGCTGTCTGTTG